ATACCTAATAGAAAACAATTTTATTATGCATCTGTTCCAACTTGGAATGGTAACGAGCAAGGTATGGATATATACACAATACCACAGCCAGTACCTGTAGATATTAACTATAGTGTAAAAATTATTTGTAATAGAATGAGGGAGCTTAACGAATTAAATAAAATCGTTATGCAAAAATTCTCATCAAGACAGGCATATACTTTTATTAAAGGACAATATGTTCCAATCATATTGAATAACATTTCTGATGAATCTCAGATGAGTTTGGAATCAAGAAAATATTATGTTCAATCATATGATTTTACAATGCTAGGGTACCTTATTGATGAAGATGAATTTGAAGTTAAACCAGCAATCGCAAGAGTTTCTCAAATTATGGAGATTGATACTTCAAGTCTTAAACAAAGAAGAAAAAAATTTCCTGAAAATCCCGATGAGTTCTTATCTAATTTTTATTATGTTGTTGGTAACAATACATTAAGTGATGTGGTCGCTTATACTGCCAATTTAACTTGGGCTAATTCAGTCAACGTTGAATCATATGATGTTTATATTAATGAAGACTATTACGGTACTGATGTTCAAAAAATTCAAATAACAACTAACGATGTTTTAAGAATTCAAGTTGTTAAGCAAGATGATTCTTTAGAAGCAAATATTAAGTTTGATAATATCTTAGTTTAACTTCTCTCCGTAGATATCCTTTTTTTCTTTACACTTCTCAAGTATCAAATTTTCCAAAAATTTATAAATCTTCATCCCACGATTCTCACAGTACTTTTTTAATATCTCGTGTACTTCTGGGTCTATTTTAATGTTCTTTATTTCCTTCTTAGTTTTCATGGGCAGAAAAAAGGCAGAATTTATTCATACCGTTTACAAATACATATTCAAAAGTCAAGTTTTTTGTAGTAGTAACGAATATTTATCATTAAAATAAATCTGCAATAGAATTAAATTAAATAATGGCAACAGCACAAGCAAATCAAAAAGTTTTTGTATCACCTGGAGTATACACATCTGAAACGGACCTTTCGTTCGTAGCACAGAGTGTCGGTGTTACTACCTTAGGTTTAGTAGGGGAAACAATAAAGGGCCCTGCATTCGAACCTGTTTTTATAACTAACTACGACGAGTTCCAAGCTTATTTTGGCGGAACGGAACCAGTAAAATTTGTAAATACACAAATCCCAAAATATGAAGCGGCATACATTGCTAAGTCATACTTACAACAATCTAACCAATTGTTTGTTACAAGAGTATTAGGTTTGTCGGGATACGACGCGGGACCCTCTTGGAGTATTAGAGTTACTGCCAATGTTGACCCATTAACTATTGGTATAATCCCCCCAACAGGTGGAACTGCATTTACTGCAATATTCACAGGTGCTACTTCAGGTAGTACGATTGAGTTTGTTGGAGGTTCGTTACCTACAGATATTCAAAATAACTTAAATGTACAATACAGATTATCTGATGGTAGTACTTCTACATATCAAGATGATTTTAATTCTAATTTAGGTAATATTATTGACAACCCATCGTTTTCTGCAACAACAGTTGCTTTCTACGGAGCGGTACCATCAACAACATATTGGGGTTTGGTTAGTCAATATTCAAATCAATTAAATGTATTCGGGTCTAGTTCAAACAACCTCGATACCAATGATTTAAGTGCAGATTTAAACGACCCTTGGTATTATGCAACATTTGACAATGACGCTAACGTTAATAACAACTACGCAGGTTATTCATTTTATTATACTGTAACGTCTTTAACAACAACTGATGGTGGAGTAACTTACACAGGAACTATTGAAGGTGATTTATTCAACTTCTCAGGAACTGCATATAGCGAATATAATAACATGGTTGTGGCAACTTTACGTTCAAGAGGTATTTCATTGTATTCAAATAATGCGGACCTTGGTCAACATGGTCCTATTTACGAAGTATCAGGATTAACTGATGTGGCTTTAATCGCTACAGGACAATATTCAGGTATTACAAATTCACCATACGAAGGATTTTTACTTTCAGGTATCACTAAAGATTCTGATACTTTCTCTTTTGAAACTTCATTATCTGCAGCGTCTCCTAAGTTTATAACTAAAGTGTTAGGAACGGATAACTTTGGAAAGTCAAGAAACGAAGTTCCATTGTATGTTGAAGAAATATATCCTGGTTCTTTAAACTACGCATATAACCAAGGTTATATTAAAGGAATTAATCCTGAGTTAGTTGCATTAGAAGATGCTAGAAGTGAAAATACACAATCAATCGCATATAAAGTTGAAAAATATCAATCTCCTGAAACTCCGTTCTTAGTATCTGAGTTAAGAGGTAATAAAGTATATAGATTATTTAAGTTCATCTCAATCTCTGATGGTGATGCAGCTAACACAGAAGTTAAAGTTTCAATTGCAAACTTATCATTTAACAATATGACATTTGATGTATTGGTTAGAAATTTCTTCGATACAGATGCTAACCCTGTTGTAATTGAGAAATTCACAAACTGTAATATGGACCCAGCATCTAACAACTTTGTTGCTAAGAAAATTGGTTCATCTAACGGTGAATTTGCTTTGATTTCAAGATATGTGATGATTGAATTAGCGGATGAGGCTCCGATAGATGCAATCCCTTGTGGATTCTACGGTTACACTCAAAGAGAATACGAATCAACTGCTAATATTTCACCAGTACCTAAATTTAAAACTAAATACTATTTTCCAGGTGAGGTTATTTATAACCCTCCATTTGGTTCAACAACAAACGCAACTGAATCTGCTGGTGATATTGTTAGAAGAACTTACTTAGGTTTCTCTTCTCAATTTGGAATTGATGATGCGTTCTTACAATTTAAAGGAAGACAAAATCCACCTAACTGGGTTACTTCTGCATTACCTATTGCAGGTGAACCTTGGAATTATTTAAGTAAAGGATTCCACATGGACTCAGGAGCAACTGTAGTTACAATTGCAAATTCGTTTCAAACAAGTGGTCAAACAGCATTTGAGTGTGGTGTTGCAGATTTCAGATTCGACCCTGAAACTCAAGAAAACCCTTACTACTTTATTTATTCAAGAAAATATACAATATGCTTCGCAGGTGGATTTGACGGATGGGATGTTTATAGAGAATTTAGAACTAACCAAGATAGATTCCAATTAGGAGCGACAGGTTACTTAGCAGGAGCTTCGTCTTCTACAAGATACCCAACAGCAACAGGTGATGGTTTATTTAAAAGAATTGTTGTTGCAAACAATACTCAAGATTTTGCTAACACCGATTATTACGCTTACTTACTTGGTATATTAACATTCGCTAATCCTGAATCAACAAACATTAACATATTTGCAACTTCAAGTATTGATTATGTTAATAACTCAAATCTTGTTGAGGAAGCTATAGATATGGTTCAATATCAAAGAGCTGACTCTGTGTATATTGCAACAACCCCTGACTATCTAATGTATACTTCAGATGGAACTAACTCTTTAGATATTATCTACCCACAAGAGGCGGTTGATAACTTAGATAACACAGGAATTGACTCAAACTACACAGCAACTTATTACCCATGGATTTTGGTAAGAGATACTGTTAATAATACACAAATCTACTTACCTCCAACAGGTGAAGTTTGTAGAAACTTAGCTCTGACTGACAACATTGCATTCCCTTGGTTCGCATCAGCGGGTTACACAAGAGGTCTTGTAAATTCAATTAAGGCGAGAGTTAAGTTAACTCAAGAAGATAGGGATACGCTTTATCAAGGTAGAATCAACCCAATCGCAACATTCGCAGACGTTGGTACAGTAATTTGGGGTAACAAAACATTACAAGTAGCTGATTCAGCATTAAACAGATTAAACGTAAGAAGATTGTTATTACAAGCTCGTAAATTAATTTCAGCGGTAGCGGTAAGATTATTATTCGAACAAAACGACCAAATCGTTAGACAACAATTCTTAGATAGTGTTAACCCTATTTTAGATTCAATCAGAAGAGACAGAGGTTTATACGATTTCCGTGTAACAGTTTCTTCAACACCTGAAGACTTAGATAGAAATACTTTAACAGGTAAAATTTACTTAAAACCTACGAAGGCATTAGAATTCATCGATATTGAATTCTTCATCACTCCAACAGGAGCTTCGTTTGAAAATATTTAATAAAAATTATGGGGGGAGTTAAATCCCCCCTTTAGCCAAAATGAGAGAAAAATTAATAGAAGGGTTTAAAGATAAGGGCTCACCAGACATGAAATATTATGCGTTTGATTGGGACGATAATATTGTACACATGCCAACAAAAATCATTGTTAAAACAGAAGATGGTGATGAAGTGGGTATGTCAACTGATGACTTTGCGGAACATAGACATCATTTAGGTAAGGAACCTTTTGAATATAAAGGTGAAAAAATTGTGGGGTTTGCAAATGACCCATTTAGAAACTTTAGAACTGAAGGAGACAAAGATTTTTTAATTGACTCAATGAGAGCCAAAGAAGGACCAGCGTTTGATGATTTTAGAGAAGCAATTAATAATGGTTCAATATTTTCAATTATTACTGCAAGAGGACATAATCCAAATACTTTAAAACAAGCCGTTTATAACTACATTATAAATGATTATAATGGGATAAGCAAAGAAGAACTTCTTAAGAATCTTAAAAAATATAGGTCGTTTACTGATGAGGATGAAATGAGTGATGATGAATTAATCAAATCATATTTAGAACTTAATAAGTACCACCCCGTTTCTTTTGGTGACGAAGGAGGGGCTCAAAATCCTGAAGAAGCAAAGGTTCGTGCAATGGATGATTTTGTAAGTTATATTAAAGGAATGGCTGCAGTATTAAACAAAAAGGCTTTTTTAAAGAATGATGTTAATAACAACTTTATTCCTAAAGAACCATCAATAGGTTTTTCAGATGATGACCCAAAGAATATAGAAGTAATGAAAAAACATTTTAAAGATAAACCAGATAATATAGTAAGAACATATTCTACAACTGGAGGCATTAAAAAAGAAGTCTAGTTAAAGAATATCATTTTTAAAAATTTAAGTAAATAGAAAAATTTTTGAAACAGGATATATTTATCGTTATAAACATAGAAACAAAATTTAAATAATATGGCTGATTTACTGATGAAAATGCCGATTCCTTATGAACCGAAACGTCAAAACCGATTCATTTTAAGGTTTCCATCGAGTTTAGGAATTAATGAGTGGTTTGTAGAATCTGCATCTAGACCGCATATCACAATCGCAGCAACGGAAATTCCGTTTTTGAACACCTCAACTTATGTTGCAGGTAGATTCAACTGGCAAACAATTAACGTAGTCTTTAGAGACCCAATTGGCCCTTCTGCGTCACAAGCTCTTATGGAGTGGGTACGTTTACATGCGGAATCAGTAACAGGTCGTATGGGATACGCCGCTGGTTACAAGAAAGACATTGACCTTGAGATGTTAGACCCAACAG